ATCGATCCCGGCGCGAACTCCTTTTGGAAGTCCTTTTCCCACGAGCGATTGAAGTATTCGGCAACCACCAGCTTGTTCAGCAGGAGGCGCAGAACCTTCATCGAAACCCATTGGGTGTTTAAGAAATTGTTTGCCACTTGTTAAACTCCACGGCGGCGGGCAAGCGTTTTGCGGTCTTCCGCGCGTTTCCATTCGCGAAATGCCGCATCGTTGCCGCGCTCAATCTGTGCAAGCGCTCTCGCCGACTCATCCATTTCGCCACCACCGCGATGGTTGATTTCGATAGGAGGAGCGGGAGCCGCTTCTGGGCCTTTTTTGGCTGGAGTCGTTGTCGTTTCCGTCTGTGTAAACTGACCTTTGTCGTTGCGGGCGCCGTTCTCTTTCCCTTTTTCAAGCTCTTTCACGATATCCTGCTCCATCAGCAGGGCAACGCGCAGAGCCTTCGAGGGATTTGAGCGACAAGCATCGAGGAAATCGTTTTTGCTTGCCTCATCGCCACCAATTACGTATAAAAGGTCGGCCAACACAGGAGAATCGTTCAATACACCGAAAATTTCGCGTGGAATATCGGGTTGCAGCATCTCTTTGACGAGCGGAGCCGCTACCGTATCGTAATCCTGATAGCGTTTCCGTGCCTCAGAGAGCTTTTCCCCTACCGCTTGGCGTTGCTGCGCGATTTGCTGTTCAGATGCGCGAAATTCTTCTCTCCGGTCGGCCATGTGGTCGGCCAGGGCCGCTTGAGCGTCTTCCCAGGTCGCATCTTTGTTTTGAGCGATGTACTGGTTCGTCCACTCCGTCGGCTTGAAGGTTTTGCGCCACTCCTGATAGGTGGCAGGCTTTGCGGGTGACGGTTCCGCTTTCGTCGGTTGCGGCTTGCCAGCCTCTGTCAGTTGTTGTCTGAGCTGCTTGATCTCGGCGGTCAATTCGCCAATGCGGTGTTCCGCGCCGGGCTTCCGGCGTGACTCCTGCCTATTGATGCCCGGTTCCGTGCCGGGAGCTGGTTTTGCCTGTTGAGGCTCGGTTGTCGCCGTTTTAGGCGTCTCAGCGGGTGCCGTTTCCGCAGGTTTCGGCTTTTCTGGAAGATTTCCGGTTACGCGCCACTCTGCATATTCCGCAGAGCCGCTTACCGGCAGTTCAAGTGTTCCTGTTTCGGTTGCAGTTGACGATTCTGCTTGCGTCGTGGTTTCCATCTCTCACCTTCGCGAGTCGAAGATCTATTGCTGCGCGGAGCCGGTTTGGTCCTGCTGGCCCTGCTGAGCGGCCACTTGCTGCTGTTGCGCTGCTGCCGCCTGTTGCTGTTGAGCCATTCCGGCTTGGTGCGCATGTTCTTGGGCTTGCATTGCCGTCTCGTGGGCCGCATCGTGCAGCATGTCATAGACTTGGATTTCGCGATCGGCAATCGCTTCGTTCGAGTCTTTTGAGGCATTCATCTGGGCAACTGCCAGCTTCGTGTCTTCCTGCATCTTGACGATTGACGCCTTACCCTGCTGCTCTATGACCTTGCCTTGGCGTTCAAGCATTAGCTTCTGAATCAAGCCCTGCATCTGACCTTGCTGCTGCTGCATCATTCCCATTTGCTGCTGCATTGCCTGCAACTGCTGTGCTTGGCCTTGGTTCTGGGGATTCACGATCTCGGCCATCTGATCACCGAGCGGGCCGAGCTGCTTCAGTTTGATCCCGAGCGAGAATACCTGCGCTGCCTGTGGAGGAGTTAACGGTAAGTTCTTTAGATTCTGGACCACCGTATCAACAAACTCGCTCGCTTCTTCGCGCTGCGATTCGTGCGACGGCCCGGCACTGATGGTTACCTGGTAGCGGCCTTTATCGTCTGCGATTGGGAAGTGATATTCGTGATCACCCTCCATCACCGGAGCGTCCGTGTTGATCTTGGCGAGCTTGTGTGACCCGTCCGCCTCGCGGATTGGCTTCTCGGTCTCGCCTAAGTCCACGAGAGAAAGCCAGTTATTGACGATCCTTCCCGTTAGCTTGATGGCGCGATCGTAATTATCGACCAAATGGTAGCTGCCGATCGACTGCTCGGACTGAATCTTGTCCAGCGCTACGCCGGATTTCTGATTCTGGCGTTGCGCCGCCGATGGCAAAGCCTGCAGGCCCATCGCCGACTGGATTGCGCGCTGACAAATGTCGATGCCAATTGCATAGGCTTGAAAGTCTGGCGTCTGGGGTGCGCGCTGCGGAGCCTGTAAGGGTTGCCCGGTGGCCTGATCCACCACAACGTCATACTGCAGATAGGGATGAAAGACTGTGTTATCCGTCTTCCAAGCCTCTTCGTCCGTCTCGAATTGCCCCACAGCACCGATATAGCTTGTTTTCGGTAGCTGGCCAACGTTTTCCAGCATCGCGCTGACGACGTAAGCTAATGCCTTCTGCGGATCTCGCGCCAGACTCACCAGCGAGAGCAGTACACGCTCGGCCCCGCCTTTGCCGTATTCAACCCAGATTTCCTTGCTAAAGCATGCCACGATGGGAATGTATGGACCAGGCTGAGTGTCGGCTTTCTTGAGGATCTCGACGCCATTGGTTACGTATTGCTGGATCGACCGCTCGGCAACTGTCCGCTGCTTCTTACCCACCTTCTTTGGGGAAGTTTGGATTTCCCAGTATGATGCTACGACAATGCTCTTGCCGTCATACCAGTCGTTTGCATCGCCGCCGAAGTCATCGGCCGCGAAACTGCGCCTCTCGGCATCGGGATATTCGCGCTCAAATTCCTCCAGGGTCAGCTTATCGAGTTCAAAGGCCCATTTAATGTCTGAGCCGTCAAGTTCTTTGTAATCAGGGTCAAGTAGGATGGCGTCTGGATTAAGAACAGGCAAGATGATGATTTCCTGCTCGTCTGTCTCGTCTGAGACATAGATGCGTCCGACTTTCCAATAGCCAACGTTACGCTCAACCGCGGCTTGCAGGCCGTTGATGTACGCCTGCGATGCGTTGCAGCCATATTCGATAGCCCGGATGCGATTCTCGCGATATTCGGCTAATTCCTCGGTTGCGCCATCCCCGGCAGGGTCAACGATAATGCCGCGTGGGTTCTGCCGTGCCGTGTTGACTACCTGGTTGACGAACTGATTGAGCTGATCCGCGCAAACTGTCGGGCGCCCCTTACGTGCATTGCGGTCCTCATCGTCCCATGGATCACCCGAGACGTACCGCATGTTCTTCTGGCCCTCCGTGCGATTCCGGCGCCACTTGTCCATCGCATAGCGATAGCGCTCGCGGATACGCTTTAAGAGAGCGTCATTCTTGGTGCCGAGGTCAGCGTCTTTCTCAGCCATTTACGCTCTTGGGCGGCCTTCCATAATGCGCCTCGTGCGCCTCACGAAGCGATGTTTCGCAAGTGGGACAAATCTCAGTCGGATTGAAGCCGGTCGCATCGCTTGAACCATGCGGATCGTACACCCAGCCGTCACGCCGCGCTTTGATCACTACATCGGCTTTGGTTTGCCCCTCGTGGCCGTAATAAATAGCCTCGGCGGTGCACTTCGCGCAGTGGAGATACAAAGTTCGTGCTGCCATTTCGCGTTCAAGGATGCTCTGGGCTTGCTTCCGGGAAGTCAAAACATCCTGCGCCGGCCTGAATTCCAGCAATTGTCCAGTGGGCCCGAGAACCGGCAGCTTTTCACGTTCGGCCATCTCCCCCGCATGGGCAATGTATTGGTCGAGTGGCCACGCCTCGAAGCGAAGATGTGGGCGCATTACCTCGTACATCTCGTGCCGCAGGGGTGGCTCCATCTCGGTCAAAAGTCGCGAAAAATGATCGTGGTCGCGCACATAGCCGGATGCCAGATGAGCAATTGCTGCTCCCATATCGGAACTCATGCCAGCCGCCCGCATCGATTTCTTGACGAAAGATGCTTGGCGCTCAGTTGCCGCTAGATCGATCAATATGCACCCTTTTTTGGCATGTAGCTACTTTTGGTATCCGCGCTCATGCCACGCGGGGACGGTGGACGGCTCGGACGGTTTGCTGAGACGACGCGCAAAGGCATTGCCAGCTTAGGGGCTGCTGACTTAAGCAGGGTCGCTTGGATCATCTTAGGCGTCCAGGTCACGCTTCCTCTTCGCCTTCCGGCTCCTCTGTTTCTTGCGCCGGCTCGCCCTGGCTTTCTGGGATGTTGAGGTGGTTGGCGACATGTGCCAGCATCTCGTGGCCTTCGTTCTTGCCGAAGACGTGCGACTCGGGTTCTGCGTATCCCATGCTTATACCGGCCGCGGCGCGATTGTCCTTGCGGGGGCTCTCTTTGTAGTGGTGAGTGACCGTATGCCCCCCATTCTCGGCGGGCTCGATTTCCATTCTGCGAATTACCTTAGCCATTTTTCTTCAGCTCCTTTGATCCCTTGCGGGCATGTCCCATTGCCGGATTGGCGTGCAGCTCGTCGACCATCTTCGTCTTTTGCGGCGCCGTGAGCGGCGAATACTTCGAGAGCAGCAGTTTCACTTGCTTACGGGTCCAGGGCATCACTCCCCCAAAATCCGGTTTGCTTTCGCTCGAATCTTCGACGCCGACGACGCGCTCAGATTGCCGCGTGCAACCTGCTGTGTGGCGCGTGCCTTGGCGTTAGCGGCGTGGCTGCGGTCTGGCATCGGATACTTGCGCGAGCCTGGCAGGCCGAACGTGCTGCTGGGCAATGCGTTGCGCTTTGCTGCTTTCAAGACTGCCATATCACCCCCATACCGATACCGTAACCGGCGGTTTGTTGGTCTTTGCTTTCTTGCCTTTAGGTTCTTTGATCGCCATCGCCATTGTGCGCAGCGCATCGGCCGGGTGGCTGGCATCGTCGTGTAAGGGTTCGCGTCTCGCTTGCCCTAGCGCGCTTGATGGGCCCCATTGGTAGCGCCGCAGATAGCTCAGGCCATCCGCACAAAGATTGGAATCGAAGTACATCTGCGGAAACAGCGTGCGCACCGCATTGATGCCGTCTGCAATGCTGGATTGGCGCAGAACCTCGACCTTGAATCCTTTGGCGCGGACAACCTCTTCTATCGATCGTCCTGTGCCCAACTGTTTCGCGCCGCCATCCCAAGGTAGGTAACAGGTGCCGAGAATGTATCCCCAGGCCTGTATCTCTTTGAGATAGTAGTCGATAGCCTGATGGTCGCCCTCGAAGTAGCGAAGGATTTTGACTTCAAACGGCGTGCGCTGCGCGGCCCAAACAGAGACACGATCAGCGTATCCCAGATCAAAGAAAGTGTCGACTGCCCGCATGGTATCGTAGGGGACGGCGCGTATTCGGCCTTCCTTCTCAGCCTCCCGTATCTCCGCCTTATAGATCGCGCCTTCAACTGTTGAGCGCGTGCCGCCTTCGTAGACGTGGTGGAACGCATCTGGATCTTTAGCTTTGAGGGTCTCAATCTTTTGCTTCGATTCGGGACTCAGCCATTTGTTGTCGTGATAACTTGTCTTTCGCAACCACGCGCCCGGCGGCGGATCTAACACAAAATCGGTGTAGACGGGATCGGTCACGAGGTCGGGGTTAAGACTCCACCAGATTTCCGAGCCCGGCTTGCGAACAGTCGGGAGCAGAATCGTCAGGGATCGCCGGCTGACTGTGCTGGCTTCCTCTCCCCAGAAGATGTCGATCGACTCATAGGATTTGATTGAGCTGACGGTTTGCTTGCGCAAGCCGCAGAAAACAAACTCAGTCGGGTGCCACTCTGGCCCGCGAATCTCGGATTGCAGGACGCGGTAAAAATCGCCTAACCCAAGTCGGCCGATCTGATCGCTGAGCAACTGGTGTACAGACTCCCGAATCGAATCCATCGTCTCGCGCCCGCAGAGAATGCGCAGCGGCGTCGCCCAGCCATCCATTTTGCCTGTCCCCAGCAGCAACAGCGCTTGAGCGATCGACCAGCTCTTGACCCCATCGCGGCCGCCGTAAAGAACCTTGTATGGATGGTGCTCAAGGAGCGGCGTAAGCTCTTCAGGAAATTGCATCAGGGATTCGAGTTTTGGGTTTTTACGAGTTCGATCTTGATCTCGGCCTGGATAGGACCGCCGCTGGGTCCGCTTGCCTCTACTGCGCGGCGTTCCATGTATTTTTGTGGCTTCGCCCCTTTAAGAAGGAAGATCATCAGTGTATCGCTATACTCCTGAATGTGCCCTACCAGCTCGCCGCCCTGGTACACAGGTTTGAGCGTGCCATCTTTGGCCCGGCGTACCGCTTCCTCTTCCAGCAAGTCTGCCGCAACATCCAACGCTTTCTGCCAATCCACAGCGAAGTCGGGATCGTCCCCTCTCCAATCATACGCCGTGGTCCTCGATAAACCGCTCAATTCACATGCTTTAGTGATGTTGCATGTTTCTTTAAGCGACGCAAGAAACGCTGCGCGCCTTTTAGGGGTCCGATTTGTCCGCGGCTTATCGCCTTTGATAAGGTTTGCCATCGCGCATCACACCGCCTCGAACGCGAACTTGTTAGCTGTCGTTGCGAGTTCAAGCTCGTCCGAATAATGCGGCAGATTTCTTACCACCAGGCCGGGTAGCTCAGCCAACGGCAACGGCTCAGCTATGCGGGCCTGCTCATTGCGGGCTGTAATCGCCTCTGCAATCGTGAGATCGCGAATCGAAACGCCGTATTCGACCCAGGCACAAGCGCAATTGCCAATAGCCTTAACGGCCTGGCCATGCTTGAGCGTGAAACCGCGAGATACATTGAGGATGCGATGATTTTTGGACATCTCTGGCTTGGTTACTTCAGGAGGCCGAGCCTATTGGCGCTCGGAGCCAATAAATCGGGTGCGGATTTAGTATCGCATGTGATCTGGCAAAGACGCAATGTATGAAGATAACACCTTGTCTTTGTTGAGCTTACGTAACGCGCTCCGTAAGGTTTGTTCCACTGCTTGGCGAGTGCAACCGAGTCGCTCGGCGATCTGCTGAGTGGTCATCGCGTAATCGCTATAAGGGGTTTTGGCTTTTGCCTTTACCGCTTCGTGCTGTTGCATTTGCTTCAGTGTAGCATACATACGCAATGTTCGCGATGTGGGACGATAGTAAGAAAGTTTCAAAAAAGTTCTTGACATTTGGCGTGTAATATCGTAACATTATTTCATTGGAGGGGATTATGAAATACGGAATCCGCACATCGAATGGAGATGAACAAATCGGCCAGGTTCTTCCCAACTCTTTCCATGAGCCGATCTCCTGTGATTGGGTGGAAGAGCTTACTGAACTTGATGGCACCTGCTGTTTTGAGATTTCCGATGATTCTGAAGAGAAAATTGCTGAAGGCATCCGGGCTTGCCGCTCTTTTTGGCCATCAACTGAATCGTAT